GCTACAATCACAGTTAACGGAGTGTATACAATAGTATGACCAGTAGATTATTAGTAGATAAGATTGAGGGAAAGACTACTTCAAACACTGTGCAGATGCCTAGTGGTTCTGTTATTCAACTTGTATCTAATACAACAACAGACACATCATCACTTGCAAGTGTTAACTTTTTAGAATTTTCAGCACTTGCTACAAACATTACCCCAAAATTTTCTACCAGTAAAATATTCGTCACTCTAAATATTTGTATAGGAAATTCAAATGATGACAATTACAATCAATTTAGATTAAAGAGAGATGATACAGAGATTGGGTTAGGACTTTCTGGACAAGGAGGTTCATCACAGGCTACTTTTTCCAATAACGGACCATATACTCATGCCATTTACGAAATTCATTCTTCATCTTATTCAATATTAGACAGTCCAAATACTACTTCTCAAGTAACTTACAAATTGTTTGGAAGAGCAATGGCAACTACAACAAGAACAATGTTTTTAAATAGACCACATAATGTTGGTGATACTAATAGATCAATCACAACATCAACTATGACGTTAATGGAGATAGCTCAGTAATGGCAAGTGAACTTCATGTAGATGCAATAAAACATTCTGGTGGCACAAGTGCCATGACGATAGATAGTAGTGGAAGAGTTTTTACACCAGTCAGACCTGCTTTTTTTGCTTATGCTACATCTAGTCCATATATATCATCTGCAGCCACAGATCAAAAACTTGGTTTAACAGAGGATTATGATAAAACAAATAATTTTGCCAACTCAGAATTTACTTGTCCAGTTAGTGGTCTTTATTTTTTTAATGTTAGTGTTAATTTCTATGGCAGTGGTGTTTCAACGCGATATGTGAGAGCAAGGCTTTACAAAAATGGAAGCACTACCCAAATTGAATGTCATTCACATATGTCAGATGAAACAGGTAACTCAGATTATGCTCACACTTCTTTTGGTTGTACATTAGATTTATCAGCAAATGACGTAATGGCTGTTTATGTGACATCAAGTTCGACAAGCATTCAAGTTGCAGGCTTTAATAAAACAACACATTTCTCTGGTCATTTAATAGGATAATCGATGGCATCAATACTTAAAGTAAATACCATACAAGACGCAACGAACTCTAATACGGCTATGAGTATTGATAGTAGTGGCAGAGTTTTAACTCCTGCAAGACCTTCATTCCAATATGATATTACAAATTATTCTGGTGGAACAAATTATCTTTCATCAACATATAAATTTGGTTCTGAATCATCTGGTAACGATTTGGTTATAAGTTATTTTAGCCCTATACCATTTTTAAATGCTATTACCACAGATGGGTTTACGACAAATGTAGGTGGGGGTGCTTCCTTTGTAGACCACCCTGCCAGTAGTTCTTATAAATATTTAAAATTTACAGCACCAATAGCAGGACTTTATTGTTTTGGAATGGTAGTAGATTTTGCAAATAGACACTCTGGAGTAGATTATTACGGATATGGATTAAAGAAAAATACTGCTTCTCAATCAGGAAGTGGTTCAACATCAGCATCTAGTTTTGACAAACCTTTAATTCAAGCTAGACCAAACGCAGAAAGAGGAAATACAGATGGTGGTACTAACATCATTGATTTAGCAGTAAATGATTTTGTCGTATATTACAGTCGTTCTGTTGCTGAAACAGAATTTCACCAAAGCACTGCGTCTTTCTTTGGATACTTAATAGGATAACACCATGAGCAAAGCAGCAGAATTAGCAAAATTTATAGCAGATGGCACGTTAGGGTCAGATGTAACAGCGATTAAACATTCTGGTGGTACGACTGCATTAACAATTGATAGTAGTGGTCGTGTGTTAACTCCCAACAGACCACTTGCACAAGTTGCAGGTATGGCTTCTAATTTGACCTCTAATGGAATTATTATCTACAATAGTGTTAAAATTGATACAACTAGTATGTACAGCACAAGCACTGGAAAATTTACTGTGCCTGTAGCAGGAGTTTATCTAGTCACGTACACCATACTTGGCTCTGGAACAGCAGGGGCAAATCAGTATGCACCAAACACAAGAGTTTATAAAAATGACAGTCTTATAGGGTATGGTGGTGCGCACTCTAATCTCAATGCTTTTGGTGCTGCTACGAGCAATCCATCTATTTACGTTGGTGCAAGTGCAACTACCACGGTTCAATGTAGTGCAAGTGATACTATTCACATTTATTCCAATAATGCCACTGCCAGTAATTTGCTTAATTCAGCAGAACACGCTCATTGCACAGTGTTTTTAATAGGATAAAATATGCTTGGCTTTAATGCTATATCAGAAGTAGCAATTGCTGACCAGCCAGGGGTTACATTATTCCTAGATAACCAGAATTTAGGAAGCACTACAGCAATAAATGCGGTGGGTATCGAATCTACAGGTGCTGTTTCTGTAGACTCTCAAAACTTAGCCATGACAATGACTCTTGGAGGAAACTTTACTGTGGCAGGGTCAGCCGTTTTAAGTGTAACTGGATTTTCTACTACACTTTCTTTAGGAGATGTACTAATATGGGGAGAAATCCTACCTGGGATAACAACTAATTATACAAATATAACCACAGGAGCGTCACAGACGTGGACAGAAATATCAACAGGAGCTTCACAAACGTGGACAGATATAGAATAGGAGTGAGATATGGTATCTACGTATACAAAAAATGGTGGTATTGAGCTAATTGGCACAGGTGAGCAGTCTGGCACATGGGGTACTACCACAAATACAAACTTTGATATTATAGATAGGTTAACTAATGGTGTTATAGAAATTGATGTTGGGAGCAGCAGTACCAGTAACTTAGACACATCTGATGGAACAGTAACTAATGGTATGAGTAAAGTGTTAGTTTATACAACCAGTGGTACACAATCGACAGCGCACACAGTTACCATAACCATTGTTGACGCAGAGAAACTATATTTTATAAATAATACTCTAGGCCAAAACTTACAATTTGTGCAGGATGGGTCAACACCCACTGACTGTGTCATTGCCGCAAACACAGCAGGTATAATATATGCACGAGGTAACACTGTAAGTGGCAGTGCGCGGTTAGTAAATTTAACATCATTATTCCCTAATGCAAACACAGGCGGAACAGGTACATTTACAAGTATCACGGCAAATGGTGGAGTAAACGTAGATAATATAACGATTGATGGTACGGAGATAGATCTTAGTTCTGGCGATCTCACGGTGGATGTAGAAGGTAACATAGATCTTGATGCTAATGGGGGTACTGTAAAAGTATCTGATGATGGGACAGAGATACTAAATATTACCAATTCAACAGGTGATGTTATTATTAAACCTGTGGTAGATGCGAAAGATATAATATTTCAACAGAGAGATGGGACAGAAGTTGCCAGAATAAAAGATGATGGTACATTTAATATAGTTACAGATAAGCTCGCAATTAATGGAGTACCTGTCACGTCTAGTGCTGATGAGTTAAACAAACTGGATGGAGCAACTGTAACCACTAATGAATTAAACTTGTTAGATGGAGACACAGCTAATGACTCATCTATAACTGTAGCAGATGCAGACGGTATACTTGTAGATGACAATGGCACAATGAAAAAAGTTCCTGCTAGTGACATTAAAAGCTACGCAACTGCAGGAGCTACAAGTGGGACTGTCACGCAAGTTGGCACAGGAGCAGGTTTAACAGGCACTGTGACCACTAGTGGAAACATATCTATGAAAACAGATTTTCTTAGAACAAATGCAAGTGACTTATTTCAATTACCTAATAACTCCTCTTCTTTTACAAACCCATATTCAGAGCCTGTGTTTGTAATTGGCACAAATAACGACAATGAATCCGCTGAGTTTCAAGTAACGATAGGTGGTACTTCTAAAAGTATGTTTTCAGGTGATGGTAATTCAGGTCCTGATGTGTTTGCTTTTGTCTTACCTAGTGGGGCTACAATAAGCAGAATTGCAGGTAGTGGGAACCTTAGAGGTTGTGGAATTAAATTAAAAGTCGGTTAAAATGACAAAAGCAGATATTACAACAATACTTACTCAGTTAGCTGTTTTGCAGCAACAGATGCGGGCCGTAGAATCAAGGGTCAGACGTTTAGAACACCTTGTTATATGGGCATTTGGTATATATACCACAGCAACCCTAGGAGTTATCTTCAGTGGAGTTATCTAAATGTTTGATCCCGTCACTATATCCGCTGCTGTAGCCACAGCCAGCACGGCATTTAATGGCATAAAGAGAGCCTTTCAGGCAGGGCGTGACCTTGAAAGCATGTCACAGGATCTATCGCGTTGGATGGGTGCTGTTAGTGACGTGGATGCAGCACATAAATCTGCTAAGAATCCAACTATGTTTCGTAAAGTGTTTAGCGGTGGTAGTATAGAACAAGAGGCAATGGAAGCGTTCACGGCAAAAAAGAGGTTAGAAGAACAGCGATATGAGCTACAACAGTTTATTAAGTTTACGCACGGAACAGCTGCTTGGGACGAGTTACTACGTATGGAAGGTCAAATACGCAAGCGTAGGCAACAGGAGATTTATGATAAAAAGATATTTAGAGAAAAAGTTATTGGGGTTGTTGTGCTTATTATTGTTCTTACTATTGGCTTGGCTCTTCTTGGTCTTTTCGTTTACTCCCTCATGGGGCTGGACCGAGGATGGTGGGTATCGGACTAGAGATAAATGCGTTCGTAAACAAGGCGGTCAAGAAACGTTTGAGTGGATTTGTACTAATGGAAAGGTAATATATTTAGCTAAATCAGAAAACATAAAGCAATGTTTTACGTGCTTTCTTAAGAAATTTAGTGACTGGACATGGGAGCAGGAAGTACGAAAAGGGGTTAGAGAGGACCCGAAATACGTGACGTGCAGACGATACAAAAGAAGAAAAGCCAAGAATGGACAACATGTTTGTCTATACAAAGGTGCAAATGATACATATACTCTGGTTGTAGAAGGTGAATGTCCCGTAGAGTTCCAATGCAAATATGAGCCAGGGGGGCAGGAACCTAATATAGACAGCGTAGTGGATTCACTAAATGAGAGTTTTAAAAAATGACACCAGAAACACTTAACAGATGGCAAATAGTCCCTAGATTTATGATGATTGTCATGACTCTTGTATACATACGGTGCATAGAGTATGCGTTAGCGCAACCAGAACTTAGTACACAGATGGCATCTCTTATATCAGTTGTAACAGGAGCTATGACAGGAAGTTTTGCCGTATTTATAAACAAAGAATCGAAAGGAAGGGACAATGATAAGTCAGATCCTTAGTTCAATAGTCGGATTAGGCACTAGCTTTCTAGACTCAAAAGCAGAGATTCAGAAGGCAAAAGCTATGAAAGAGCAGAAAATAGCAGAGGGTACGGCAAACTGGGAAACAATCGCAATGGATGCGTCTAAAAACTCGTGGAAAGACGAGTTGTGGACTATTGTATTCGTAGCCATACTTATTGCCAATTTTATACCTTTATGGGGCATACAAGAGTATATGGCAAAAGGCTTTGAGAACCTTGAAAAATGTCCTGAGTGGGTAACATATGGCATGTATGCAAGTATCGCTGCTAGCTTTGGACTACGATCATTTACTAAATTAAGGAGGAAATGATGGCGTTTAAATTATCACAGAGAAGTTTAGGACGATTAGATGGAGTAAAAGCAGAGATGCACTCAGTCGTTACGCATGCCATCACAGTGAGCAACGTCGACTTTGGAGTGATCTGTGGTCTTCGCACTGAGGCAGAACAGGCTGACCTCGTAGCCCGTGGGGCATCGCAGACGATGAAGTCTAAACACCTTACAGGGGATGCCGTCGACTTAATGGCGTATGTTTCTGGACGGGCGAGCTGGGAGTTGAACCTGTATGATGACATAGCCGATGCAATGAAAGAAGCTGCAGTGCGTGTAGGTGTTCCAATAAAATGGGGCGCGGCATGGCACATAGATGACTTTCGTAACTGGGAAGGCACAGCAGAAGAAGCTATGAATGCTTACATAGACCTACGTCGTTCGCAAGGTCGTCGCCCGTTTATAGATGGACCACACTTTGAGTTAAGTTGATGTCTCTAAAGAAGATAACATTTAAACCTGGGGTCAATAGAGAACGTACTCGATACACTAACGAGGGTGGGTGGTTTGACTGTGACAAGATACGATTCAGGCAGGGCAGTCCTGAAAAAATAGGTGGGTGGACACGTATATCTGATAACACGTTTGACGGAAAAGCTCGTTCCTTACGTGCATGGACAACACTTGGTAACATACCTTTGGTGGGTGTTGGCACACATAAAAAATTTTATGTGGAAGAGGGAGGCAGATACTACGACATCACCCCCGTGCGTAAAACCACAACAGCTAGTGTTAGTACAATTAATCTTGCCAGAACTGACGGGTCAGCAACCATAACAGTAACCGATACTGGACATGGGGCAGAGATAGGAGATTTTGTGACTTTTGCTGGGTTTACTACATTAGGAGGTGGGATAACAGCAGCCGTACTTAATAAGGAACATGAAATAACGGGTGTCACGTCCGCAAATGTATACACGTTTACTGCTACAGCTACCTCTACAGGCGATGCTAACCTTGATTACACTAGCTCAAGTCAAACAGCAGAGTACCAAGAAAATATAGGAAAAGAAGGACAAGCCGCACTAACAGGTTGGGGCGGAGGTGCTTGGAATGAAACAGGTACAACATGGGGTAACGGTGGGTCAACCACATTTGGTATTCGTTTGTGGCATCAGCAAAATTTTGGCGAGGATTTAGTATTAGGGTTTGATGGAGGCAAGTTATACACATGGGACGCTACAAATGGCACGTCCACCAGAGGAGTGCTTGTGTCTGGTTTACCAGGCGCATCAGGAGTTCCCACTTCTCATAACAACTTAGTGGTGTCTGATGTAAGTCGTTTTGTTTTTTGTCTAGGAGCCAACCCCTTTGGAGCGGCTGATTTAGACCCTTTACTGATTAGATGGTCTGACCAAGAAAGCTTGGTAGATTGGACACCTTCAGCAACTAATCAGGCAGGTAGTTTACGTCTATCGCAAGGTTCAAAGATCGTTACAGGCGCAAACTCACGACAATCAGTGTTAGTTTGGACAGATGCCGCGTTATATAGTTTGCAGTACATAGGTGCGCCTATAGTATGGGGAGCTAATTTAGTTGGTGAAAACATATCCATAGCCTCTAAAAATGCTGTGGCGTATGCAAATGGTATAGCTTACTGGATGGGTACAGATAAGTTTTATAAATACGATGGTAGAACAGAAACACTTAACTGTGATCTACGTCGTTATGTGTTTAACGATTTTAACGAAGACCAATACGAACAAGTATTTGCAGGTACAAATGAGTCGTTTAATGAGATATGGTGGTTCTATTGTGCAACAGGGTCAGATGTGCCGAATAGGTATATAATATACAATTATGCTGAAAACGTGTGGTATTTTGGTAACTTAACACGCACAGCATGGGTGGATTCAGGAGCAAGAGATCACCCACTTGCAGCGACTACATCAGGTAAATTAGTGGAACATGAACAGGGGTTAGATGATAACGAAACAACCACACCTGCGGCTATAACTGCATTTATAACATCTGCAGATTTTGATCTTGATGATGGACACAGATTGTTTTTAGTAAATAGGATTATGCCTGATGTAACGTTTGATGGTTCTACAGCGGTTAGTCCTTCTGTAACGCTGACATTAGACCCGTTAACGAACTCTGGGTCAGGTATTAAGTCTACCCCATCGGAAGGCGGAAACAGTAGTGGCACAGTAACACGTTCTGCCACATCACCTGTAGAGACATTTACGGACCAGCTTGATGTGCGTATTAGGGGACGGCAACTTAATTTAAAGATACAATCTAATACTGTAGGGGTGCAATGGCAGCTTGGCTCTCCTAGATTGGATATGCGACCTGATGGGAGACGATAATGAGTATAGATTTAACAGATTATGAAGTGCTTTTTCGCGCTCCTGCGTTACCCCTACCAAGGGCAGAGTACAGTCGAGAAGAAGCTATGAAGTTAAACGATGCGCTACGCCTGTATTTTAACCAAATAGACGAGCAGTTTAGGAAGAATACGTTAAAAGAACAATCAGATGCACAGGCGTGGTTTATTAGCTAATGGCAAATAACTATAAAAACTCTAAAGTAGACCTCACAAGCACCAATATAACTACGTTATATACATGCCCTACAAGCACCACAGCTATTATGAAATCTATCTTGGTGTCTGATGACTCAGGCAGTGGGGATACAATAACATTGACCATAACAAGTGGGTCAGACGTATTTAGTATATATAAAGTAAAAGCTGTAGGTGCAAATGGCACAGTAGAGCTTCTGACAGCCCCCCTTGTTGTACAAGCGTCAGAGATACTAAAGGTAACAGCAGCAACAGCAAACAGACTACATGTAGTAGCAAGTTATCTGGAGATTACGTAGTGGAGCTAAAAGACAGCAAAAAAGATAAATTAAGTTATAACCAAGTATTGTTTGGTTCTATAGTTAATCTTAAGAGTTCAGGACAAATACCAGAAAACATCACCATGCGCCAAGCTGTGGCTACGATTCTTAAAGAGATAGAAGGTAAAAATGTGCAAACTGTGCAGATAGGCAATAGCATATTTGTAGGTGTGTTTACTCCTGAAAAAAACAACATGTATATTAGGCTGTATAATATGGACGTGGGACGTAACGTTATAGATAATATGTATAAATACATAGCGTTTTTACAAAAAAAGGGAGTTGCTTTTGCTAGCGCACAAATTAGAAATGAAAGACTATTACCTGCATTACGAGTGCTACAGAAACGACTAGAAAAATTAGATACAAACCTAGAGTTTGTGGAGTTAGAAAATATAGATGGGCATGCTATGTTTATTAAATTTGGTAAAGAACCTCTTATGAAGGCTGCGTAATGGTAAATTTTATACAAGAAGTAGCTGATGCAGTTGGTGATGTAGTTAGACCTGTTGCGGATGTAGTTGGTGATGTTGTGAGACCAGTTGCTGACGCTGCGGCTGATGTGTTACGTCCTGTAGGCGAAGCCATACTACGTAGTGATGAGGTAAAAACTGTTGTAAATGTAGCAGCGGTGGCAACAGGTAACTCGTGGGCTGTGCCTATAATTAACGGTGCAGACGCTATAGATGAGGGGGCTGACCCTGAAGATGTACTAAAAACTATTGTTATATCTACTGTAGCCGCAGGTGCAGCAGATGCTGTAGGAGAGGTAGCTGCTGAAGCCTTAACAGATAAAGTGGGAGATACTGTAGCTAACTTTATAGCTGATACAGGTGTAAATGTAGTAACAAACGGGGGTGATATAGGAGCTGCTGTTTTGGATGCAGGGTTGAAAGGCTCTCAGATAGTTTCTAATACAACGAATACAATAGTCGATTCTTTAGGTATAGACACTTCTACTGATCTAGGTAAAACACTAGATAAGTCTTTAAAAACAGGCATATCAGCAGAAATTATGGGTGAGGATGGTGTAAAAGCTGCATCTATAGCTGCAATATCAGATACAATTATTAATCCTGTACTGGAGAGGGGGAACAAATTAACTCCTGAAGCTCTTGGAGATGTATCTAAACTTGTTTCTACAGCGTTGGTTGCGGGTGCAAAAGGTGAGAATGTCTATGATGCTATAAACCAAGAGCTGGGCAACACAGCTACAGCTGACTTACGCGACCTTGTAAAGACAAAAGTCAAAGACTTCATAGACCCTGTAGAAGAACTGCCTATGGATACAGGAGAGTTCTTAACTGAAGCAGTGTTACCTGATGCAAAAATGCTAGATAAAATATCAAGCACTACAGGTATAGAATTAGGTAAACCTTCTGACATAGCTAGATTGATAGATGAGTATAAAAAAAGAACAGGCACAGGTATTATAGAAGAAGATTTACCGTACTCACCTCAAAATTTAGAATCTGACTTTATCTCAGACGAGGTAAGAAAAGAGATATTAAGAACTACAGGTATAGAATTAGGTAGGTCTTCTGATATAGCTAAACTTATATCTGATTATGAAAAAAGAGTAGCTCCTACTAGATCTTTATCGGAAAAAGAAATATTAGACGACCCAAAGACTTTTAAAGGACCTGTGGGCGCAGGAATTGGACCTGAAACGACCGATGATGATTTTAAGAGTCAATTAGCAGGTATATTAGGAGAAGAAACTCCCAAGGTAAGTGAAGTAAGTAAAAGAATAATAGATGATGCAAAGAAGAATCTAGCAGGGTTTGGTTATAGTGTGTCTTCAGGGACTTTAGAGGCGATTGCATTACAAGTCGAAGGCACTGCAAATATTGGCGATGCGACTGTAAATAAATTTAGAGAACTATTCGATAAAGACCCTACCAGATTTCTTAGAGATAAAACAGGTAACGTGGTTGCTTGGTTAGATGGAAAAAGTGAAGATCAAAAAGAAAAAATTAGCGGAGATTTACTAAGAAGAAGACGTGATGCTTTACCTGCTGAAGGTATGGAATTTACCACAGCTCTTCCTGGGGGCGAAGAGGCATTGGATATGTTAGGAAGACCTTATGGTACAGACAAGTTTGCCACATTTTTAAATGCTTCTGAAGAATTTGGTGATGTATTTACAGATATAGCAGTTCTCTACCTTACTGGCCCTGTGCTAGGACCTGCGATAACTACCGCCCTTGGTGTGGCTGAAGGACAAGCAGATTCATCACGAAGGTTAGATCAAGAAATACAAACAGCGATTGATAATGGAACGTTAGCAGAAAATGTGGGGTGGCAGACCATGTTGGCTGACGCAAAAGGAAACACTTTCGAAGAAAAATCAAAAAATGCCAAAGAAGCTCTAAAGAAGCAATTTTTTAAATATACCCTAGCAGCTGGTAGTTTAGAAGCCGTTGGAGATCTAGTGACTGCAAAGGCAGCTCTTGGGACTTTAAATGTAAAAACCATTGGTGATTTGTATACTAAACTAACTCCCAAACAACGAAAAGCCATAGGAATACCTGTAAATATAACTGCAGCGACTGGGGTTGGTGGACTTACCGAAGCAGGTCAAACAGCAATAACTGAAAAAGCTTTGAGAGATTTTGGCATCTATCCAAAAACAGAAACTGGAGCATCATTTCTTTTAGGTGCGGCAGGGCAAGGAGGAGCTGTTACGGTAGCTAACACTTTAAGTGGCATAAATGATGCGTTAACATCAAAGTATGAAAAAGGCACGTTAAGTTTAGAAGACAGAAATTACGTAGAGAATGAGATACTAGCCCCTGAAGGTGAGTTTGTAGGCACTCCAACTGCGCCAGTCAGTGTGACAGAAACCGCACAAGTTGATACTGTGAGTAAAGACATATCTCCCGCAGATAAAGAAGCTTGGATACGTACTATAATAGGTGAGGCTGCAGGTGAGTCCGATGCAGGGCAGGCAGCAGTGGCGCACACTATACTAAACAGGTATAAAGATGGTGGTTTTGGAGATACTTTAACAGAAGTTGTAAAAGCTCCATATCAATTCTCTACTTATAATAGTTTAGATCAAGGCGGTAACTTGTTACACCAAAAAAGTAAAAGTAGTCCTGAGTACAAAAGAGCTGAAAAACTTGTAAATGACATACTAAAAGGTAAAGTCAAAGATCCCACAGAGGGAGCCACGCACTATTGGAATCCTGATGTGGCTAATCCGTCTTGGGGCGACCAACTACTATCTGAACACAAAAGTGGTGGAACAAAAATAGACAGCCATATATTTGGAGGTAACACAGGTGCTGTGGAGACAGTAGATGTAGCAGAAGTTGCCGATAATATAGATAAAAAGCCTACAACTCCTACAACAACCGCTGATGTGTTGGGTACAGGTCAAATAGATGCCAAACCCACACCTGACATAGCGGCTGAAGTTGTAGCTGACATATTAAACAAACCGACAAACTTTGTTACTGATGCCGATATAGCAGCGGTCACGGATGTGGCGAATTTGGTTGACACAGCCACGGATACAGCCACGGATACAGCCACAGACACAGCTATAGACACGGCTATAGATACCGCTACAGACACGGCAACAGATGTTCCTTCTTTTAATCTTCCTATAAGCCCCACTCAGGGGATAGCACAACTTGCGGGTCTTCAACAAGTGCGGGTAGACCCTCCAGAGACCGCAGATATAGAGTATTTTTACGATTTTGAAGATATTTTTGCGACTCCCGAACAAAGAAGAATGTTGCGTACTCCATACGAAGATAGTATAAATAGAAGTATTGACGAAGATATGGAAGAACTTTTAGAACCTAGTCCAGTTAACAGAACAGGTGGAGATAGCACTGATAACTTACTCAAACTACTTAGGAACATCGGATAATGGCTAGCTGGTGGCAGAATCTTGGCTCTTCAACTACGGGGTCAAAATCTCGTAAAGGAGGTAGCAGTGGTACACCGTATTCAAACCTTGGTACACCTGACTTTGTTACTTCAACAGGTGGTACGTCTGCTCGAACATCAAGCAATTATGGCGTTCCTGATTTTGTTCAGAAACCTATAGACTTCGTCCAACAATTTTTTCCCTCTGAAACAAGCACGGGATCAACTCCCTCTACTTCGGACTACATAAACCTCGCTGCTATGGGTATAGGAGGGTTAGGTTCCTTATTTGCCCCTGGACTTTTTACAGGAGAACCTCCCGTTTCAGGCTATCAGGGCAGTATACCCAGATACAGAGGTATACGATCACAAGTTCCTGGGACATTTGACCCTGCAAGAAGACCTGGAAGTGGAGGGCAAAGATACTTTACAGATATGCAGTTTGTGCCTGATGAAGATAAAGAAGCTGCGATGGCGGCAGCCGCAACTGAAGCAAAGGGACTACAGGCTGTAAATTTAGCTAATCCTGCTCAAGATCGCACAGCGACAACGTTTATGGCAGAGGGTGGTATTGCTACTGCTAAAAAACAAGGTATGTATTTAGATGGAGCTACAGATGGTATGGCAGATGAAATACCCGCTATGATAGATGGGGAACAACCTGCTATGTTAAGTGATGGTGAGTTTGTAATCCCTGCAGATGTTGTTAGTCATTTAGGTAATGGTAACTCTGATGCGGGCGCGAAAACATTAGAAAACATGATGGATGAAGTGCGAATGGCAAGGACAGGGACTAAGAAACAAGCCCCCGAAATTGATCCAGAAGACTTTCTTCCAACGTAGGAGAATATTATGGCTAGTCCTTTATCAGATGTAGAACTAACTGACCCAAATTTCGGTGAAGCAACAGGTGTAGAGTCTAACTTGTCACCGTACGTGGGTCCATATGTAACAGAAATGTTAGGTAGAGGCGCAGGTATAGCTAGCGAGCCTTATCAGGCGTATATGGGTCCTCTTACTGCAGGTCCATCAGATTTACAAACAAAAGCATTTGAGGGTATTGGTAGTATTAATATACCTACAGATGAAATGGGTTCGTTTACTCCCAAGACATTTACAGGTGGTATAGCCACACAGTATATGAACCCCTTCTTAGAAGCCGCTTTAGCCCCGCAAATAGAGGAGGCACGAAGGCAGTCTAACATATCAGCACTTGCTGACCGATCAAAGCTTACTCAAGCAGGAGCGTTTGGTGGTAGTAGACAGGCTATAATAGACGCTGAAAGAGATAGAAACCTACAACAAAACCTAGCAGCGATTACAGGAAAAGGGTATTCAGACGCATTTAGCCAAGCCATGAAACAATTTAATATTGAACAAGATAGAGAGCGAGGCGTACAAGAAGATATAAACAAGTTTGGATTAGCTGCTCTAGCTAGACAGGCTGATTTGGGTGCAGATCAACGAGCTATAGAATCTGAAGGTATAACAGCTGACAGACTACAGTTTGAAGAAGAGCGTGACTTTCCATATAAGCAAGTACAGTACATGCAATCGTTACTACAAGGACTACCACTAGCCACTAAGTCATATACATACGCACAACCTTCACCATTAAGCACATTTACAGCAGGAGCAGGTAATCTTGCGGCTCTAACAGATGCGTTTATTGATTACTACCAGAAAACGTTTGGAGGGGATGAATGAGCTTGATGGACATAAATAGAACTATGAACAAAAAAGCGGATGCTTTTAGTATGCTACCCGAACAACAGCTTCAAGGCATGAATATGCAAGGTATGCAATCATTGCGTAGGGGTATAAGTCCTGACTTAATAGAGTTATTAGCCGTACAAGACGCAATAAAAAGAAAAAATGACTCTAAAAATGCCCTAATGTTAGCGCAACAAGGAGACCCAAATACTGTAAAAAGTCAAAACGAGAATAAATTGGTAGAACAAAGCCGTCAAGAAATGGGTCTGCCCAGTCAACAAGAAAAAGCGATGGCTGTGGCACAGGTGTTGGCTAATAAACAACGAACCGCTAACAGAAATCTACAAAAAGTAATGAGTCGTGGGTTGGGGGGCGTAAATAGACCTAACATGAAAGCAATGGCTCAAGGTGGAGTTGTAGGGTATCAAGAGGGTGGAGGCGTAAAAGATTTCCTATTTGGTGACGAGTATAGTGTTTTAGGTATGTCACCTGCAGAACTTGCGTCTCTCGGTTTTATACTTGTCCCTGGAGGTGGATTGGTAAGAGCAGGTTTGGGAGCGTTAAAACTAGGCGCACCCGCTGCAAAAGGTCTAGCAGGTATGGCGCAACGAGGTATTCAGAAGCTGTATAGTAAACCTGCATATAAACAAACACCTGAATTTATAGGGCCAGGTGTTAAAAATATTCCTAGAAAATTCTCTCCAGCTAGGACAGCTCAAAGTTTAGGTGTGGCAGGTCTTCTTGGTTCGCAGATGTTAAAAGATGAAGAGCCGAAGCCAAAGAAGGAAGAGCCTAAAAAAGAAGATAAAAAGCTAGATTTAGATAAAGATACTGCACCCACTGTAACCACGACTCCTACTGTTGACAAGGGGGCAACAAAAAAAGAGAAGGATGACGCATTTGCACGGCTTGTTAATATAGCTACAGCCCCAGGCGGTTTTAAGAATATGGCTAGAACAGACCTACGTAGATCACAATTATTACTATTAAACGACCAAAAAGACAGGCAACTTGATATACAAGAAGAGACCGCTAAAGCGCAGACAACTCTAGCTACGGTTGGCAAAGATACTGCAGCGTACAATAAGTTGTTAACACAAGCAGAGAAACTTCAAAAACAACTAAAAGAAATTACTGATGAAGTTATGAACACGCCTTTAGGATTAGCTTACTCTGCATTGGAGAGGGAAGCTGCTGAAGATGAATCTTTACAAGAAGAGCTAGAGGCGCATAGACAGCTTATAAGAGCTGCTATTGAAGAACGAGCGCAGGCTTTTAAGTCAGAAGATAACATAGGATTGATAGCGCAACTAAAAGCCATACAGAACAGACTATATTCAGAGTCCACGGGGATAGATAGAACTAAAGCTCCTAAAGTAGTATAGGAGAGGTAATGCCTACTTACGAGATATACAAAAAAGACGGCACTCCGATACGGGTAGAAGGCCCAGAGGGAGCAACTATTGACGATCTTATAGGTATACTTGCGTCAGGACAATCCGACAAAGAAGAAGACACATTAAG